TTAGACAACAACCTTTCTCAGGTATTCCAGCGAAGCAAAGGGCATATTCTCTTAAGTCATCCTATATGACTCAGATACTCAACACATACATTTTTGGAAGTGTGCAGAGTGAACGAGTCATAAAGGATTGGCGAATCTTATCTGCAACGACCTTTGAACAATATGTTGAAAGCAAGCTGGCTCCATATTACGGAAAAACAATTGACGAATTACGTTCGATGTTCGGAGTTGAAACGACGGCAAAGAATATCGTAGAACTGCTTCTTGCCAAAATGCTCGGTGTCACTGGGAAAATCAGCTCGACCGAAGAATTCCAAAAAGCCGGAATTGTGCCAAAGACTGTAAGACTCATGCCAAACGGGCGGTCGAAAGAAAGTATGTCCTTCCCAACATTCAACTTTATTGAACTTGCGAATGAAACTTTGGAAGAGTCCGAGTTATATCAGACCCTATCCTCAACAAAGTTTATGTTCGTCGTTTTCAAAAGTGAGTATACAGATAATCCCGATGAAATGATACAGAGCTTTAGCGTAGCTGGCGGGAAAAGACAACAAACTGCTCCTTCAGGCGTGACCGGGTTTAAGTTCAACGGAATCAAGTTCTGGAATATGCCGGTTGAGGATCTAGATGAGGTTCGGAAGGTCTGGGAAAGAACAGTCGATACTATACGTAGCGGAGTTGTTCTGTTGCCGACGGAGAATGGTGTGACAAATAACTTTCCAAAGCAATCTGAAAGTCCGGTTGCACATGTTCGTCCTCATGGCAGAAATGCATCTGATAAACTACCGTTACCGGATGGCAGGATGATGACAAAACAATGTTTTTGGCTCAATAGCAACTATATCGAGAAGCAGATTGTGGGGGTATGAAATGTATAGAATAAGTGAACTCGAAGAGGCCCTTAAATGCACATATCCTAATTCTGTTTCTCCTGAAACACAAAAGGGCGACAGCATCACGTTCTCCACTCCCACCATCGAAGGTACGATCATGCGCCGCAACAAGCTGGATGACAATGACAGACACCCCTGGAAGGCAGAGGTCACCGAGGGCGATACCGGCGTGGACGCTTCTACGATCAGCGGCTGGTTCAGCGCCGTCTATGAGCCGGACTTCACCGGTTCCGGCAATGCGGGAGGCAGCGTATGAGTGAAGGAAGAACTGCCTCCGTCAAAATCGGCGGAAAGACCTATGAACTGCTTCTGACCACCCGCGCCACAAGAGAGATCGCCGGACGTTACGGCGGTCTTGAAAATCTCGGCGAAAAACTGATGAAGAGCGAGAATTTCGAGATGGCGCTTGAGGAGATCGTGTGGATCATCACGCTCCTCGCCAATCAGCCTGTTCTGATCCGCAATCTGAAGGATAAAGAGCATCCGGAGGATCTGCTGACAGAAGAAGAGGTCGAACTGCTGACCTCTCCTCTGGAACTGGCGGATTTCAAGGACGCCATCATGACCGCTCTGGTCAAAGGCACGAAGAGAAACGTAAAAAGCGAGAAGAACCCAAAAAACGCGGAGGTCGGGTAAGCAGCGAGGAACTGTTTACCCGGCTTCTCTATTTCGGCGTCAGCCAGCTCCACTTTTCACAGGAGGAGTTCTGGCTGACGCCTTTCGGTCTTCTCCTGGATCTGTGGGAATGCCACTGCCAGTTTAACGGTCTGGCCAAACCGCTCCGGGAGCAGACGATAGACGATATTGTGCCGCCGGGCATATAAGGAGGTGAAGCGGCATGGCAGACAACAGTTTCGGTCTGAAGATCGGCATTGAAGGTGAAAAAGAGTTCAAGCAGGCTCTTTCGGACATCAACGCACAGTTCAAAGTCCTGGGCAGCGAAATGAAACTCGCAACGTCCCAGTTCGATGCGAATGAAAAAAGCGTGGAATCCCTCACCGCCAAAAACGCCGTCCTCACCAAAGAGATCGACGCGCAGAAGCAGAAAGTCGAAACGCTGAAGGCGGCCCTGCAGAACGCTTCAGAGTCCTTTGGGGAAAGCGATTCCCGTACACTCAAATGGGCGACGTCTCTGAACAACGCCCAGGCGGAACTCAACAATATGGAGCGCGAACTCCAGAACAACACCAAGGCTATCGACGAGATCTCCGATGGTTTCGACGAAGCGGCCGAGGGTATGGACGAGTTCGCCGACAGCACGGACGACGTTGCAGAAAGCGCGGATGACGCATCGAAGAGCGCGGACGATCTGGGCGATAATCTGGATGAAGCCGGAGATTCTGCGGATAAATCCGGCGGTAAGTTTGAGTCCCTCGGCGGTATTCTGAAGACCGTGGGCGGAGCGCTTGCCACCGTTGCCGCTGCCGCCGGTGCCGCGGCGATCAAACTCGGCAAAGAGGTCGTGGAGCAGTTCGGCGAACTGGAACAGAACCTCGGCGGTGCGGAAGCTGTATTCGGCGACTACGCATCCGAACTGGAGCGTATCGGCGAGGACGCATATAAAACAATGGGCACCTCGCAGAGCGAATACCTCGCTACCGCGAACAAGATGGGCGCTCTGTTCCAGGGATCAGGCGTTGATCAGCAGCGCTCCCTGGAACTGACCACCCAGGCAATGCAGAGAGCGGCGGATATGGCGTCCGTCATGCTGCGCAGTCCGATCACCCGCGAACAGTTCTGCACGGTACTGAAGCGGTATCACGACATGACACAGAAATGACCCGGAAGCCCGCCACGAAGGAGATGATCCTTTGCGGCGGGCTTATTTTTTTGCTCTTTTTTTCCGAAACGGCGTTCCCGTTTCCATTGGGATAGTGGGGATATCCCCGGAAATGAGGGAAACACCATGACAAAAGATGAAAAGCAGAAGGTCGCTGAACTTCAGCGAACCGGACTCGGCTATAAACGGATCGCCGCTATCACAGGCATCTCTGTAAATACGGTCAAATCCTACTGTAAAGCGCACCCGTTCGGAGAGAAAAACTGCAAACGCTGTCTCTCCTGCGGGAAGCCGCTCTCCCAAACGCCCCACAAAAGAGAAAAGAAGTTCTGTTCGGATAAATGCCGGAACGCCTGGTGGTCGGCACATCCGGAGATGCGGAAAAAGGAGAAGCCTTATCAGCACATCTGCCTGTTCTGCGGTTCTGCATTCTCGTCCGACAGGCCAGGAAGCCGGTACTGCTCCACGGCCTGCTTTGCAGACGCCAGGAGAAAGGAGACGGCGGAATGACGAAGGAACTGCGCGACCGGATCACGGCGTTCCGGACAGCCATGTCTGTAGTGAAAAGTATGCTGAAAAACGGTGTTATCTCGCCGGAAGACTATGTGGGAATAGAGACAATACTTGCCCGTAAATACGGGTTAAATTCGTCTACTATATTTCGCTGAAACGGGTGGATATATATAAGGAGTAGAGGTAATATGTCACACTGACAAGGAGGTGAAATGATGAAAAGAATCATTGAAAAGGTCGCGTTTCCGGTCCCTGAACAGCCAAAAGCGCTGCGGGTCGCCGCCTACGCAAGAGTATCCTGCGGGAAGGACGCCATGCTGCATTCGCTTTCGGCGCAGGTCAGTTATTACAGCGCTATGATTCAGAACCACCCCGGATGGCTTTACTGCGGGGTGTACGTGGACGAAGCCCTGACCGGCACCAAGGAGACAAGAGATAGTTTTCAGCGCCTTCTGACGGACTGCCGCGCCGATAAGATCGACCTTGTGATAACGAAATCCATCTCACGATTTGCAAGGAACACCGTTACACTTCTTGAAGCCGTCCGGGAACTCCGGAATATCGGCGTTGATGTTTTCTTTGAAGAGCAGAACCTTCATACCGTCGGCGCGGACGGCGAACTGATCATGACAATCCTTGCGTCCTACGCCCAGGAGGAAAGCCTTTCGGCAAGTGAGAACCAAAAGTGGAAGATCCGGAAAGCGTATGAGAACGGCGAACAGATCATGATACGCCGTCTTTACGGATACAAGGTGTCAAAAGGCAGCCTCGTGATCGACCCGGAAAAGGCGGATATCGTGCGCGAGATCTTCCGGCGTGTGCTTGAAGGCGACAGCTTCAGTTCCATTGCAGACGATTTGAATGAACGGAATGTTTTCTGTAACAGCGGCAAGGGCTGGACGGCGGTTCGTATCCGGAAACTTCTGGAGAATGAAAAGTACACCGGAAATGCGCTCCTTCAGAAACGGTTTCGCAACAACCATCTGGAAAAGAGAATGGTGAAGAACAACGGCGAACTGCCTATGTACTACGCCGAGGATACACATGAAGCGCTCATCAGCATGAAAGACTTTGAACAGGTGCAGGAGATCCTTCGCAGGAACGATGAGGCTACACACAGCCGGAAGAAGCCGGAATGTTCCGCCTTCACCGGACTGATCCGCTGCGAACTGTGCGGTGCGAACTACCGCCGCCGAACCAACAACGGCTTGGTGTTCTGGGACTGCTCGACCTACGCGAAACGGGGTTCAGCCGGATGCCGGAGCAGACGCATCCATGAGGATATGCTTTATGAGATCACCGCCGGCGTCGCGCCTTTCGAGGAGATCGAACAGATTACCGCCGGAGAAGGCGTCCTCACCTATTCTCTGAAGGACGGCTGCACGGTCACCCGCGAGTGGCAGCTGCTGTCGCGCTCCGCAAGCTGGACAGATGAAATGAAACAGGCTGCGGGTCAGTTAAGGAAAAAAGGAGGGAGCGAAAAGACATGGCAAGAACAGTAACGGTCATTCCGGCGACATTTAATCCTCTGACCAGGATGCCGAACACCGCCGTGGTCAAAAGACGGACTGCCGGGTATGCCCGCGTTTCAACAGATAAGGACGAACAGTTCACGTCCTACGAAGCCCAGGTCGACTACTACACGAACTACATTCAGCAGCACACCGAGTGGGAGTTCGTAAAGGTATACACGGACGAGGGCATCAGCGGTCTGAATACGAAAAAGCGCGACGGTTTCAACGATATGATCTCGGACGCTCTCGACGGCAAGATAGACCTTATCATCACGAAGTCGGTCAGCCGCTTCGCACGTAACACGGTCGACAGCCTTACCACGATCCGAAAGCTGAAGGAAAAAGGCGTCGAGGTGTATTTTGAAAAAGAAAACATCTGGACGTTCGATGGAAAGGG